TTATTGAATCTGACAGCTTCCACCAGAAGGAGATTAAATTCCTTGGTTGCGGCAACGAAACTCAGGCAATGCACAGGGCAAAACTTGAGTTCAATAAACTGATTTACCAAAACGAGTCAGTAACATTCAGCGTTGTTGACGATGGATTTATCCCAAGATTCGGCGACATGGTGCGATTCGTTGAGTACGCCGACGAATACGTTGTCAATGGTGAGGTGATTGGCATATCTGGAAACACGTACACTTCAAGCGCATGGCTTGGTGACTTGGAGGCCGGAGTAACTTACTGGGCGACATGCACAAAGGCTAACGGTCAAACAACTGATTGGGTTGAGCTGACCTCATGGGATGAGAAATCATTCACAACATCATCGCTAATGAATGGGGCTTACGTTGCAGACCAGATTAACAGCCAAGTTGGGAGCCGATTCATCATTCGCACAACAGCAGAAAAAGAAGCCGACCTATACGTCATCACTGACAAGCAACCATCATCTGACGGCACAGTGAAAATCTCCTGCATAAACTATGACGAGCGGACATACCTGAATGTGTGATTTCGGAGATGCGGTTTGGTCTGTTGCACAAGAAACTAGAACCAGATGCGAGTTCGGATACACAGAGGGTTCACAACTATGCGCAATCCTAATTGGCGACGCATCATGGTGCCGCCTTGATAGCTCAGATGAAACTTGGCCGATGCGACTAAAAGCATGGCTGGAATGGTATAATCCAACAAACACAAACGAGGATTAGAGATGTCTACTCGGTACAACACTAGAAATCCAATTGAATCCGCGGACGTGCGAGACATGTCTGACAACGCCAAGAACCTAGATCTGTTTTCTAACTCATCAGATATGGCGTTCGATGACCGATTCGGGGTTGAACGTAAAACCATTCACGGAATGAACTCTGAGTTTAACTCTCATATTTTAAATATGGGTTTCGCGCGCATTGGCACGTTTGCCTCCGGAGCAACATTAACAAATCCGCGTCAAACTCTCCTATGGGATATTGCTGATGGTGGTGATGGGCAGGAATACGGATGGAGCGGCGCATTCCCGAAAGTCGTCCCCGCATCCAGCACCCCGGCATCAACTGGCGGGATTTCCGTTGGCGCATGGATTAGTCGATTTGATCCCGAACTGCGCATCCAGGTTCGTGAGGCCCTGCGCCGCAGCTATGCGGAGGCTGGGTACAACCTAGTCGCTGGCAGCTTTGAGGTCGGCGGTACGCTGGTAAATGCCAATGATGTGCTGCTGCATGAATCTAGCGGGAAGGCTTATTCTGGCCCTGCCGGCACAGTTCCCGCTGGTACAAATCCGGCAAGCGGTGGATTTGTTGATAAGAGTGGAGAGCTGTTAAGGCACGAACTGGCAACCTCAAACGGGGCAACTAAAGTAAGAACTTCAGATGGTCGCACTGTAGAGCAGAGGCTTGCTGCGCTGCCGAATGAAGTCGATGCTGCTGGTACAGCAGCAGCTTTGATTAGTCAGCATAACTCAAGCTCCACAGCGCACCCTGAGTTGTCAGCGTTTATTAGTGCAGAAGCTGATCGGGCTGAGGTAGCCAGAGATGCAGCGTTCGTTAATGCTGATGTATACCCTGATATTGCAACTGGGCGTGCTGCTGTAGCTAACGGCAAACAGTTCCAAGTGGTGGCGGGCGATGAGGTTGTCCGTTACCGGCGAGATAGTGAGAGCACTCAAACTGAGGTAGCTAGATACCCATCCACAAAGTACGTCGCCGACGGAAAAGTGGGAGTGTTTGATAGAATAAGCCCTAATCTGTACGATCTATACCGATACTCCGACCTTACTGCGCTCGAACGACGTGCGTTCAAGGTTATTCGGCGTCTAGATATCACTGGGTCAGATGAACTCTTCCGCATAAGTTTAGTAGTTTCAGGTGGTCAGATCACCACATTTACCCTCATTAACTCGGACAGCACATTCTACATGAACATGCTGGAAGATGCTGTCGGAAGCGTCAGTGTCTTTGATCGCGTGTACCACTTTGAAGCTTCCCTGTCCCTACCTAACGGGAGTATTTTTAAGGTTTCCGCGCTGCTCGACATTCGAGATTCACCGGATTTTACTTATGATAGCAGCAGACCTTCTTCTTATTTAATAAATCGCTCGACTGGAGATAAGCAATTCCCGAATCGTTACGTCGGTAGGTTCCCCGCTGCAATCCAAAACTCTTTCGTGTCAGTGGGTTTTGATGAGCTACGGGTTAAGTTGACCCCAGACACCATGTTTATGCGGTTTTATGTCTCCGAGCCTACTGTACTCGGTAGCGTGGTTTTGTTTGCGGAGAATGTACCCTCTGTTCAGCCGGCTTACGTCGAATGCGCCATTTACGAGCCAGAATCATGCGCCTACCCCTTGAGAATAAGGTTTTGCAGCCGGGGTATTATGCCATTGGGTTTAAAACTAATGCACTTGACTGCTTCACCACTGTACAGGGAGTCTACGCGAACAGGGCGTATGATGGCCCGGGGAAAATAAAACAAACCTCTATTGACTTGGACAATCCGGGCACGCGATATTCGCGCTTTCCTTCTTTCCACTTATGCGAAATGAGGGACGCTGTATTTCCCAGAAAGCCAGCTAACTGGGAGGTTAGATACGAACCTGAGTATAACTTCGTCGGGCAGAGAGGTGATGTCAATCTTTACTTGCGGGCGGAAGGAAATACTGGCGCACGCACTCTACGCTTCTATCAATCGACTGATGGCGGCATTACAAAAACTGCTCTGCATAATAATGATCTGGACGAGACGCAGTACGCAGCATTAGGCGAAGTCTTGCACGCTGTCATGCACTATCCCAGAGATGTTCCCACACTGTACTATGCAACCATGAAGGGGATGATAGTAAAAGTGCAAATTTTGGCAGGTGTTGCTACGCTGACAGACATTACCCCGCCAAACAAGAGCGCCTCCTTGTCGGCCATGCCTGTTAGCAGCTATGCACCGTTGGTGATGTGGAAAGGTTTTTTGTTTTGGGGAGAGTATCAAGACCCAGATCGTCCACGCATTCATAAAATGGATTTAGACACAGGCATTTGGTACACGTCAATCGAGAAGCCATTATCTGGACCAAATGGTGCTCGGCATGTTCACTTTTTGTACCCCTCCCCCGTCAACCCCAACGTTCTATGGGCGGTGTGGGGCGACGCAAGTAACGGAGGAGGGCAAGGTATTAACCGTCTGGAAATCACTGCTAGTAAGGCATCGGTCGGCCCTGACCCGTGGCAGCAATGGACTACTGGCTTGCATGACCAAAATAAAACGACACTCCCGTACCCTACAGGGCTGCTTGAAATGTGGGAGGGCCGCGCAGGGCTAATTGGAAAAAATGAATCTATTTTAATTGGTGCCGGAGATCAACCACCAACTCATCTAGTATTTTGCAAAACGGATAGTGGGACGGCGGGGAATCACTTGATCCAGCCACTCAACTTCAAGCGCGAGACAGCTCCGAATACTGAGACTTGCCATTGGTTAGCGATAGACGAGCACAAAACCATATATTATATGGTGCTTGAGAGTCGACCGGAAATGTCGTTCTACGCTAGTCCATACCCCTATAACAGAACTTTCAGAATATCCAAGTTTTGGCAGCAAGCTTTCTCAGGCCAGATTGCGTACTCGAATGGTTACATTCAAACGAGAAATTATCGTTTCCCAAGTATTCAATTTAAAAACCACTTAGACGTAACCGATATTTCTAAGGTTCCGTATGTGGGTGAAGCGACCTCTGGAAACATTGTGGAGAGGTTTAATCAGCTTCTCGATAACTTACGAGGATCAAACATTTTGCAGCACTACCGTGAGCGAGGTAACGATAAAGACGGGTCTTCCTGGGCTGGTGATGACGGGGAGTTTGAGAACTGGAATTAGGGATAAATTGCCTCGCAATCCGCGACACCCCTATACCACTAACCTTAAAGCCTCTCTAACCAGAGGCTTATTTCTATGCCATGCCATGTCGCAGTTCCACACACCCTACTTAGTGCTAAAATTGAATTAAAACTGTGTCTGTGTGGTACGTTTGACCAGGTACAACAAAGCCCCTCAATCGAGGGGCTTTCCTTTTTACAGCCGCATTAACGAGTCTTTATTTGCACTAGCCCTGGTTGATCCCACCCAGTACACCGGCGTATGGCGGCCGGCGCAGTCTCGGGGTCGCAGCATACCGGCAGCGGCTCACCTGGCGGCACGAGTAGGTCAGCGCTTGGTGCTATCAATGCCGTTGGCTGCGTCGATGAGCTGGAGCAGCCCGCTATCAGCAACGCACTTAGCGGTATCAGGATTTTTGATGCGATCACGATAAATCACCTCTTTCTCGATTACTTTGACAGTGCGGATTTGCGCTTTCTTTTGCTGCTCTTCTGCTAATTGCAAATCACGAGTTGCAAGCTGGCCTTGAAGCGCAAACAACTCACCCCATTGCTTGTTGTGCTGCTTTGCTTGCTCCGACTCAATCTCTGTCGTTGCCGTTGAGCGCCCATGCAGATATGCGCCATACAGCGATCCACAAAAAAGGCCGATTGATACGGCCAAGATGGTTAGTTTTGTTCCCACAGCTCACCACCTACAGGAAGATTGATAAACAGCTTCTGCGCGTCACGAACTGAGATAGTTCCAAGGCAAACATCACGCTCTGCATTGCGGCGGATCCAGATGCCATGGCAGCCGCTAGATTGCTTTGAGCAGTCAGTTTTAACGCCGCCAATCTTGGCAAACTTCCACATGAGGATGGCATCGCAAGCGCCCTTAGTGTCGCCTGATTTAAGTCTGCGCATGATTGTTGAGTTAGCCAGCCCAGACTCTCCGATATTGAAAGCCAAATCAGTGAATGCCACTTTCTCGCGCACCTTCAAATCATAAGGCACATCTTGAAGCGGGCGGCTGTGATTGGTGATTTCCTCTTCCTTGGCTAGGCGACACCATTCAGGAGTTACCTCCATGCCAATGTAAACGCCTTTTGTGATGCCATCGCAGACTGTAGGAATGCCAACGGGATCAAGATAAGCCTTGGTGATTACCTTTCCTGACGACTCAAAGTAAGCCGTCATTGACGCAACCATAGCCATTGCAAGCGAGCCGCCAACAACTAGGTTTCGTTTGTTCTTCACTCGACCTCCACATCTTGCAGCGCGTACACGGAACCGGAGATTATCACGTAATGCTCCGTTACTTTCTCAACAACCCCAATTGAGTTAATCCCGAAAAAGTCAGGAGCGTGAAATTCGATTTCTTCGCCTAGAAGGCTTTCAAACAGTTGCTTTCTTGTCATCTTTGTTCAGGTTGTTTTTGTTGATATGCTCGCGGCGTGATTCCTGCACCCGCTCCATTTCCAATTCGAGAAGATGCAAGCACAAGTCATGCCGCTGCATCATCGAAAGATTCTCATCCGCAAGGATCCTTGATGTTGCATCTCTATACATCATAAACGCTTAACTCCCTTTCATCTTCTTTATCAACAACTGCATCAATCCGCATTCCTGCCAATGTGCAAAACTTGATTCGTTCACGTATCCACTTTCGGCGCTTGTCGCTGC